AAGCGTTAGGAAGTCTCCATTGGTCATTTATAAATTCTGTACTCATATTAATCTCCCATTCTATTCCAGTAAATTAGGTTTGAACCTGATACTGTGGTTAAGTCTTTAGTTAAATTAGTTGATGTTCCATTATATATCTCTGCTACTTGTGTAGATGTTAGAGCTGTGTTCCAGATTCCTACTTCGTCAATAGAACCGTTAAAATATAATTCTTTTCCAGTATTACCATTATTAGTTCTTGCACCTATAACGATATCAATATCTTCTATATTAACACCACTTACATCTGTTTTACTTCCATCTAAAGAACCATTAATATAAATTTTAATAGTATTTGAACCATTAAAAGTTACAACACCGTGATACCAAGTATTTAAACTTAATGTAGTACCACTTGAATTAGGAAAATCTGCGTTAGCACTACTATTACCCCAACCTAATTTATATGATGGTGAAACATATAAAATATTTTCATTTGTGCTATTAGCTCTACCTGTACTTAAAATCATTGGATAACCAGACGGAGCTGATGCTAATTTAAACCAAGCTGACATACTGAAAGGATTGCTTCCTGTTATTCCAGAACCAGAACCAGCACTTAAATAATCATTTGAACCATCAAAGCTCATACTGTAATTATTAGCAATTCCAGCTACAGCTATTTCTACAGTTTGAGTAGATGTATTTGGACAAACACTTGAACCACTTGAAGTAGTATTATAAGTAACTGTATGACTCGCAACAGTAGAAGCACTTAAATCTATCTCTCCAGTAGTTGAGTTAATTACTAAACCAGTAGTTCCGCTAAACGTTCCACCTGTTAATCCTGTAATAGTTGGCGTTGGGTCTGCATCTGTAGGTTCGTAACTACTTGCAGAGTAACTAAATGCAGCATTGTCTAAAGGTGTTTCTGTAACTGTTACACTTGATGAAGTAGTAGAACAACCATTAGAATCTGTTCCAGTAACAGTATAACTTCCAGCGGTTGCAGTTATGCTTTGAGTAGTTTCACCACTTGACCATAAATAACTACTTAATCCAGCAGTAGCAGTAAGTGTAGTATTTGAACCAGCACAATAAGAAAGAGTTCCGCTAATAACTACATTAGGAGCAGCATTAATAGTTAAAGTTTGAATAGAACTATTTGGACAGCTTCCACTTGTTACAAAACCAATAACATAAGTTCCAGCAGTAGAAGCATCTAAATCAACCTCACCTGTAGAAGTGTTAAGACTTAAACCAGTAGAAGAACTAAATATTCCTGTAGTACTTTTAGTTGGTGTTGGGTCTGTAACATTATCACAGTAAGCATTTGAACTATAAGCAAAAGTAGCATTATCTAAAGCAGTTATAGTTATTGAATTAGTTACAGTAATTGGACAACTACCAGTAGTAGTATATTCTACGCTATATGTTCCAGCAGTAGAAGCGTTTTTATCAATAACACCATTTGCATCAATACTTAATCCGCTTGGACTATTAAAAGTTCCGCTTTCACCTGTGATAGTAGGAGTAGCAGTTAAAGAATAATTACCATGATAAACTACTATACCAGCGTTTGGCATATAGTAAGTAATTCCGCTTAATGTGTGGCTGTGAGATGTACCATCTGAACTAACTGCATTAGAAGCAGATTCAGTAGAATATAGTGGATAGTAACCCTCTACAGCTAAAGCACCAGTTGGCATTTGACAATAAGAACTTGAATCATAAACAACCGTTGCAACATCTAAAGGAATTTCAGAAACTGTAGAAGCAGAAGAAGTAGCACTACAGCCATTGCTATCAGTACCAGTTACTGTATAACTACCAGCAGTTACATTTATAGCTTGTGTAGTTGCTCCAGTACTCCATAAATAAGAAGATAAACCAGCAGTTGCAGTTAGTGTTGTTGTACTACCAGCACAATAAGTTAAAGTTCCTGATATTTCAACAGTTGGTAAAGCATTAACTGTTATTTGTGTAGAGCCAGAGCTTGTACAACCATTAGAATCTGTACCAGTAGCAGTAAATAAAGTTGTAGTAGTAGGTGAAACTGTTATTGAATTGCCTGTAGATCCATTACTCCAAGAATAAGAAGCAGCACCACTTGCAGTTATAGTTGTACTTTCACCAACACAAATTGTACCAGCAGAAACACTTACAGTTACACTAGGTAAAGCATGAATAGTTAAGTCAAAAATAGCAGTTGCTGCATCAGTATCTGTATAAGTTACGGTGTATGTAGAAGCAGTAGAAGCATCTATATCAATTACACCAGTTGTAGAATTTATTACTAAACCAGTAGTAGAACTAAATGTACCAGCACCAGCATTATTAGAAACAGTTGGTGTAGGATCTGAAGCATCAGCACAAAAAGAATTAAAAGCATAAGAAATAGAAACAACTGGTTGACCACCAACAATATTAGTTAAACCAGCATTTGTAGATTCGTAAATTTTACCAAATCCATTAGTAGAATTAGCTTTTGCTTTTCCGTAATCGTTAGAATTATTAACTGCACCTTGTCCCCATCCGTTTTCTACTGCCATAATCTATCTTAAATACCACCCATTAAAATTATCATCATAATCTGGGTTAATGTCCTCATTTTGATTTGTAAAATATTCTGGAAAATTTGCACTTGCATTAAAATTTAAGTAGTCTATCATTCTAGTTGAATAGTACTGAGCTGCATCACGTTCAGCTTCTACTAAATATTCTACTTCATCTTTGCTTAATGCAGTAGCATTTTCTGCGCTGTTTCTGTAAATACCACCATTAGCTATTGTAATGCCTAAATATGGTAAAGCTCTCATAAATCCGTAGTGTATTAGTATCGGTTTTATATAAGTATCTACAAGAGTTAAATAATTGCCTGTTAAAGTGCCACCATTAATATCAGCTATAAGTTTTTCATAAAGATCTGTACCTAGTAACCTCTGAACCTCTATTTGTTGCGACATGTATACATAAGGCAATAGTTTATCAGTATCTACATTGCCATTAGCTGCTGTAAATGCTTTAAGGTCTTTAGGTTGTATGAATAAAACTTTAGCCATTTATTTTTTCTTTTTAGGTTTGTTTACAAATCCTTCATTTGGCATGTCTTTAGGAGCAACTGAAACTTTTTGTTCATTTACTTGTGGTTTAAATCCTTTGCTTTTTGCTTGTCCCGTAGTAATTTCAGTTTTTTTACCATCTTTTATTTGATATGTTTTTCTAAACCACTTATGAGAACATCTTGCTCCCCCTTTATAGAGCCAAATTGAGTAGGTATCAGAACCACCTTTGCCGAAACCAGCATTTACTACTTTATCACTCATTTTAAGAATATCTTCTTTGCGATATACCTTGTTAGCTTTTATCATTTTTTGACAAAACTCCCTGGAATTATCATTTACTTTTCTAGGTGAATAAGTATATCTAACTAAAAACTGTACACCCTCTTGACTTTTTTGTTTTGATGTACCATCTTGAGAACTTTTTGCATTTGGATAAGCTCTGCCTGTAGAAGCTAAACCAATCATTTTATCCAGTCTTTCTTCTTGTTTGTAATCAACTTCCATTTCGTCAATTACATCATACTTTTTAAGTAAATCTTCTTCTTTTTCTCCTAAATCAATTAGATCATCTGCTACAGAATTAAGAATTTCGTCAGTTATTTCTGGTGTGTGTGGTTTAGAAGCCATCATTTCAAGCTGTAATTCTTCTTTTACGCCAGTTTCTTCTTCTTGTACTTCATCATTAGCTACTTCAACTTCTATAAATTCTAATGGATCACTTGTCTTGAAGTAAAGGTTTAAGCTTATTCCATTTTTTTCAAGGATTTCTGAAAGAGCATCACAAATTAAGTCTTGATAAGGTTTTATAGTAGTGTTACTAAACAACCTTTGTGCAGTTCTAATTTCATCTTCATTAGAACCTAATCCACTACCGCCCATATCTCTTAATCCGATGAGCAATGGAGAAGTAACACGATGTGTTAAAAGAATCATTCTCTTGCATTCTTCACTTAAATATTCATAAAGCTCTGGTGCTTGTTGTACTGGTAAGCTGTCGATGGTCGTTTTTTGCTCTGCATTGTGGTTAAATGCTACAATTACCTTTTCGCCATTTGCTCCAGTTAGTCTATTTAAAACTTGAGATTTAATCTCTTGCATTTTTTGTTCTGAAGGTACTCCACTATTGAAATTAACTATAGTTCTAGAATTAAAACTAGACATAGTTTCATTAATAAGATA